CTGACATGAACTTCAAGGGCCGTGGTGAGATTCAGCTTGTCTACACGGCTGGTGGTGTGATTGAGCGCTCACCTGTTATTATGGTGATTTCCGGGCGCTCTCTTGTTGCCGCTGGCGATCCTCCTGACCCGTTTGAGACGTGGCTTGAAGAACTGACTGAGCTTGCAGCAGAGACACTTGTCAACGCACAGAGTGCGGAAGACAGCGCAAGCGAGGCAAACGCAGATGCACTTCGTGCCGCACAGTCCGCCCTTGACGCTGAGGCGGCGAAATCGGGCGCAGAATCCGCCGAGACCGCCGCCAGGCAGTCTGCCGCCCTTGCGGGCGAAAAGGCGACACAGGCCGCGCAGAGCGCACAGACGGCGGCTCAGAAGGCGACCGCCGCGCAGCAGAGCGCGGAAGACGCGCAGGCCGCGCTGGAAGCTGCCCGGCTCGCCGCCGACGCTGCCGAAACCTTTAAGGATGACGCCCAGACCGCCGAGGCCGGGGCGAATCAGGCCAAGACCGACGCGCAGACTGCCGCGCGTGCCGCCGCTGAGTCCGCAAGTGCCGCCTCTGGTTCTGCCGCTGATGCCGCTGCCACTGTTACCGAGGTTGAAACCAAGGGCGCGGAGCAGATCGCCGCGATCAATCAGGCCGGGACAACTCAGATCGCCGCTGTGGATGCTACTGGGGCTGCTCAAGTGCAAGCCATCGAGGGCAAGGGCGAGGAAGTTATTGCATCGATTCCGTCTGACTACACCGAATTGGCGGACGAAGTTAGTGACTTAAAGTCATCTGTTGATCAATTAAGCCAGCTACCGGACGCGGACACGGGCAAAAGCTACCGCGTGGAGGAGACCGTGAGCGGCGGACACTTGGTACTTAGTTTTGAGGAGGTTACAGCATGAGCGATCCTATCAATCTCATTTTGCCGAACGCGGCACAGATGGACGACACCAACGCGGCGCTCTTTGCCATCGCGGGGGCGCTTGGCTACGACGCCAGTGGGAAAATCAAGAGCTTTCTGCACATGCGGCAACTGCTGCGGCTCGGGATTCTGCCTCGCTATGTCCACATCGGCGATCTGATCCCGGTCAACAAGGAGAGCGGCCTTTCGGTCACTGTCACAGGAAACGTGACAGGCGCGACGGTGGCGGAGGACAGCTTTCTGCAAGCGGTTGGCAACGCGGCTACGGCGTCCTATGAATTTTTGTTTGACGGCGCGGCGTGGCAGCTCGACGGCGAGACGGTGGAGCTGGCGGCGTACGGCGTAGCCGTCACGGGAACGCCCGCAGAGGGCAGCGCCGTGGTTGTGCATGTGCAGGCGGACAAGTGCTATTTCGAGGCCGCGGATTTCGACAAGGATCGGCCCGCCAACAAAGCCTACACGCACAGCATGACGCTCATCTCCCGCGACATCCTGAGCTACGGACTGATCCCTTTCTCCGCGTCACAGGCGCTCAAAGCCGTCGCGGCTGACGAATTCCCAAACGGCATCGCTGCTGGCGAGACACTGCATCTGACGCTCGACCACGGGGCTTACGACGGAGGTACAGGGCAGGACGGCAGCTATCAGATGGTCACGCCCGTCGCTGTCCCGGTCGGCGGAAAAATCCGTCACACCGCGATCGGCGCTTATCAGAGCAACGCTGCCAACTACAACAAAAAGACGATTCTCGCGGGGCGGTGGGTTTTTTACGACGCCAATTACAACGAGATCGGCCGCAGCGCGACCACGGAGGGAACCGGAGGCACGTCCCTCGGCACGGCAACGGCGGAGACGATGAGCTATATGTCCGGGTCGCACCTCAACGCAACCAGGCGTCAGGCATACGGCAGCAACTGCGCGGCGCACAGCACACAGCGGAAGTGGTTCCGCAGCGCTGCGGCCGGAGCCGCCAGCGGGGCAATCGCGTCCTGGTGGTACGCAGACAACGAATTTGACATGCCGACGCGCACAACGCTGCCCGGCTTTTTGCACGGCCTCGACCCCGAGTTTGTGGAGTGCATCGGCCCCGTCCTCAAGCGCACGTTCCTCTCGCCGTGGGATCGCAGCGGCGAAGAGACTTACGCCGACACGGAGGAGACCATGTTCCACCTGAGCATGACCGAGGTCGGCTTCGGCGCGAACAGCGGCGTGTACGAGACAAGCCCGGACGAGAACGGCGTGATCGAAAAGCCCGGCCCCTACGCGCTGTATGACGGCGCGACGAACGAGGACAGGATCAAACGGCAGGGCGGCACAGCCCGGTACTGGTTCCTGCGCTCTCCGTTCCCGTCCTACTGCTTCAGCGTGCGCTTCGTGACGCCCGCTGGGGCGCTCAGCAGCCACCACGCGCTCAACGCCTACGGGGCTGTGGGCGGCCTGAATTTCATCTGAATCATCGACCGGGACGGGGCGATAGCGACGCGACAGCGGCGCGGTGTTACGTCCTGCACCCGGCAGGAGCGAGGGGAGTATGAGCGAAAGAATAAAAAACAAAACGCCGAGCGAGAAAGCGCCGTTTCTTCGGGCGGCGAGGAAGCTGCTTGCGGAGACCGCGAGGGTCACACGCTCGGAGAAGATCGTACCAAAACGCGCCCGGTGGCAGTACGCCTATGAGATCATGTGGCTGTGCAACCAGTACCACAGTTGGGCGATGTACGCCAACGGCATCAAGGTGCAAACGCGAAAGCTGATGCTCGACCGCTTTGAGGCGCACCCGAGGGCGCTGGCCGAGGAGCGCGAGACGCTGCGCAATCTCAAGCGGCTGGTGGACAAGGGTGAGCGGAGCATGGAGCAGGTAAAGGCCCACTATCAGAGCTGGATCGCGAACGCGGAATACGCCGGAGACGGGCCGATCCGCACGATGGATCGATTTTACACAACACTGTTCCGGCAAAGGCCGGGCTACAAAAGAAAGCGGAGGTATTTGTATGGGAGTCGTACTGACACAGAGAGAGCGCATCCGTCTGCTGGAAACTGAGAATCAGCAGTTGACGGCGCGGAATAACGCGCTTGAGGGCTATCTGGTCTATGTGGCCATGATGACCGACGTGGAGCTGCCGGAGGAGGAAATCGCCAATGAGTAAGCTGTTTGAAAAAATCAAAAAGTGGTATCAGGACGGCGTGTGGACGAAGTCGATGCTCTTAAACGCCGTCGCGAAGGGTAAGATCACGGCGGAGGAATACCGGGAGATCACCGGGGAGGATTTACCGGAATGAAAGCAACCGTAACGGTAACGCTGGACGGCAAAGAAGTCCGGGCAATCATCGCAAAGGCGCTGAAGCTGCCGCTGGAGGCGGTCAAGCCGCTGCGGTACAACTTCGCCATCGAAGGATACGCCCCGGAAGAGGTCGCGGCGAAAATCAAAGCGGCGGTTGGCGAAGTCACTTAAGGGACGCTTTAAGTCAAGATCGTTTTGACCACTGATACTCAATATGACTTGATTTTTTGGTAGCAAAATAATGTGAGAATAAGCTATATTTTGTGCTTATGTAAACTGATTTTGTGCTACTCTTTAATCAACTAAAGCAAACGGTTGTGAACTTTTAAGGTTCAAAAGTGACTAAAAGCAAAGAAAAAGCCGGGAAGTTAATCACTTCTCGGCTTAAATATTGTGGAGCGGATGATGGGAGTCGAACCCATACCGAAGATGCTATAGGCCGCATGAATACTGGATTTTTACATGGCGGTTGATTTTTCGGTTGATTTTCTTTTGTGCAAAATGTTATGTCAACGCTGTGAAGAATTGTTGCATCTGCACAATATCCTTGTTCGCGTCCTGAGATGCGAGGTGGGTGTAGATATTGTGAACGGTTGTGGGGTTCGCCCATCCTCCCTCGCGCATGGTTGTTTCCTCTGACCACCCAAGGTGATAAGCGAGACTGGCGAAGCTGTGACGCAGACCGTGGACTCCGACTTCTGGCAAATCGTGTGCGCGACAGATTGAGTTGACTTGGACATAGGTTGTGTTGGGCTTAGTCGCAACTAACTGCCCTGATTTGCCACGAAGCAATTCAGTGAGCCGTGGGATGACAATATGCACATCGCGTGTGGACGTTCGGTTCTTGTTAGTGTCCTTCTCCACGAATCTCCCTTCATCGTTGTAGACGGATGCACCGCGCACATGGATGATACCACGGTCGATGTCTATGTCATCTGATGTAAGATGTAGCAGTTCAGACCTACGCAGACCGTTCAGCGCGAGGAGCGCGGCTAATTCTACGTCTTTCCCCCGAATTGCTTTGGTGAATTGCTTGATTTGCTCATAGTCCAGCCACGGTCGGTCTGCTTTAGGGATTTGCGGGAGTGCCACTTTTGGGAGTTCTGAGTTGGCATATTTGAGGGAAGCTGTCACAAGCCGCCATGCGTTTGAAAGCGTCTTAGGAGCGATCAGAGCGGCCTCCTCGCTGACCATACGTTGATATGGGATATTCCCTATATCCTTGTCCATATACCGCTGAAAGCGATTCTTCCGATATGATTTGTAAGCCTTGACAGTCGATGGGCTTAACACAGCCTTGTTGTCTTTGATATAGTTGTCTATCGCCGTTCCAAGCGTGAGTTTGGGGCGGCTTTTTTGTATCTCTATCAGCTTTATCTTTGCGGCCCTGGCCTTCGTGTAATACTCCTCCTCACTCTCGGCGGTGACATACACCCGTTCTCCATCGACTGTTATTTGACTGTAATACGCATTACCCTTGCGGTGTGGCTGCGGAACCTTTACCTCGTTCGCCTCTGCGATCTGCCGCGCTCCACACCAGTTGCAGTAGATGGAGTTGTCTTGGATTTGACGTTTGCATTTTTTACATTTCATGATTTTGAAAAGTGCAGTTTAGTGTCCAGAATTTTGGACAGTAAGTGTGTTATGATTCAACTATCTTAAGCAGATACATTTTGTATCGAGTCTATCTTAATAGGAGAAAACGAGAATGAATATGAAGGAAGAGTTTATTATGATTCTTGAGAGCCATCCTGAGCTTCTTGACTCTGCGCTTGATTTCGTAGCCAGTTTATTGCTTCGACCTGCTGTTCAAACGTCAGACGATCAAACAGACTGTTGACCAAATCGCGTTTCTCCTTGTCGATCTGCCCGTCACCATCGGTGGCGGGTTTTTCTTCGCCTGTCATGAACTCATACCATCCGCAACCCAAGTAATCCAGTATTGCTTCAAGACGCATTAACTTAATATCTTTTACCTTTTTCGGATTCAAATAACCATTTCCAAAGCCTAAATCTTTTTCGACTTTAGATGGCGCTACAGACTTCTTTTCACACAATTTGAGAACTTTTTCTACAGGCGAGAGGTTTTCCCATTCTTCCATATCAAATACCCTCCAAAAAATATTAGGAAAAATTCGCAATAGGGTATTGACATTTAGAATTTTTTCTGTATAATGGGCAACAGTTAGGAAAAATTCTAAACGGCAATGCGGTTGTTCAATTGTAGGGATGTGGCAATTCCTATGATAATCGATTCAATTACAAATGTCAATAGAATTTTTCCTAACTTGAAAGAAATTTGTAATCTTTGAAAGGAAGGAAAAACAAATGAAAAAACTCCATGTAACTCTGAACGGGACGAGTCCCTTGATTGAACACTCTCCGAAGTGCGTCAATCCGTTCCATCCCATTGCGAAGAAGATGGCTCCGATTATGAGCAAGAGGAAAAAGCCGGGGTGTACTGGGATGACAACATCGGCCTCGTTATCCCTAATGAGTGCATCATGGCAACTCTTGTTGGTGGTGCAAAAATGAACAAAAACGGAGCGGCTATCCAGAGATACACGCAGGTCGTAGAAAGCCTTGCTCCGCTCGACATCGGAGAAGCGCAGGATTATGAAAAGATGAAGTTTGATCCTCGCTTCCGTGATGTCCGCAGCGTTGTCGTGAGCAGACAGCGCATCATCCGTACCCGCCCCCGTTTTAACACTTGGCGTTGCTCATTCTCTCTCCTCTTCGATGAAACGAAAATTGATGTCAACGCAATTGTACTGGCGCTGGAGAACGCTGGTAACTATATCGGCCTGTGCGAGATGCGGACGATGGGCTACGGCAGATTCGCTGCGGCTGTGAAAGAGGTTGAGTTCGCGGCTTAATTAAGGGTTCTATAGTTCGGCACGGTGGGCATCGGCTGGGAAGGTTGCGATAGGGTAGGGTTAGGGTTATCTGGCGGGGTGCTGTTCGTTCCGGCGGGGTATTGCGGGATAAGGCACGGTTAGGATTCTGCGGTCAGTTATGCTGATGCAAGGAATGGCAAGGCGCGGTAGCGTGAGGCACGGTTGGGTTTGGTAAGTATTCTGAGTATTGGTAAGTCGCGTTTAGGTAGTGCTTGGTATGCTGTGATGCGGTCGGGATTATGCGGCCTGTTCCGCTTTGCTTAGGTTGGTTGTGGTACGGTAGGACACGGATTATGTTGATTGGTTAGTAGTGGCTGGATATGACGGGATTCGGAGTGGCTCGGTATGGATTTTATGCTTTGCTTTTGCCCGGAACGGCAGGGTGAGGCAGGGTACGGCTTGGTAAGGATTTTAAGGCTATATGAAAGGAAGGGTAGCATTGAACAAAAAGGAAAAAGTCAAGGCGCTTGTAGAAGCCTTTGCAAACGAGCCGTATGGGTCTACGTTTGAACACTACAAGATCGCCGCAATCATTGGGGTTCCATACGGGACTCCAAAGTATCAGGAGATTGTCTCCAACGCAAAGAAAGAACTGGAAGAAAGCGGAAAGATGATCGTAAGCGTCTGGAAAGTCGGCTATCGAGTTGCCGATCCTGACGAGTACGTTGACCAGTCCGCAAAGCGCGTTGGGCGCGGAGCGAAGCAAATCGACCACGGCGTTCGCATTCTCGACAACGCGCCAGTAAAGGACATGAGTCAGTTGGGAGTGCAGAGGTACAATACGGTAAACGACCGTATGAGAATCATGCAAGCCGCTGTTCATGGAGCGAAGGTAGAGATCAAGATGCTGGCAACAAAGCGGAAGAATCCGCTGGAAGCCGCTGTGAGGTGAACCGATATGCCCAAAACAAAACTTGGAGAGAAATACTCACCCAAGCCGCCAAAGATCGACTGGCTGTGGGCGGCAGTGCTTGAGCGCAAGATGGTGATGCGCTATGACCTCAAAGACATGGCTTCCATCGCCGGGGTCAGCTACGACCTCATGCGGCGGTACATCGGAATGTCCCCGTGGGACTGGCCCAACGACATCAGAAACAAAGTCGTGGACAAACTCGGAATCAAGATCGTTCAGAGCGTTGACGGCGCTCCAGATATGGAGGACACGTTATGAAATACTTCGTAGCCGCTTCCCTGTTTCTTCTTGGAAGCGAGGTTCTGAGCATGATTGCTCTGCTGGCTATGCTGGCCCTGTTCTGCGGAGACATTCTCCACGCACGAATGGAGGTGGGCAAGTGATCTTCACTGTGACGCTTGGGCTGATTGCCGCTGTTGAAGCCGGGATCATTCTCTATCTGCTTGAGATCATCCGTGTGGAAGGGATTGAGCGGGAGGAGAAAGAAATCGTTCTTACGCCGCCCGAAGTCAGCCAGTACACACGAAGCAAGATGTTTGGCTACCACATTGAACGCTTCGGGGAGGAGGCGTATCAGGACGGCAAAGTTTATAACGACAAAGGATCGGACGTTTGAATCCGAATATGACAGATGGCTTCACGACATAGCATGTCTAACGCTTGAGAGGGCTGTGCGTGATTGGAAAGAGTTGAACTATGGGGAGCTTGAAAGCTTTTACTCAATGGAGCATACCACGGTGTATCGCTCTGAGTTGCTACGGTTTTTCCGCAGTCGATGGTTTGAAAGGCTCCTCTCCATGACAACAAACTATCCGCCCGATGTTATCCGAAAGGAGTTGAAGCTTGACAAGTGGCTGAAATGAGCGTGGATGAGGCTACTCGCTACCTGACAATCTACGCGAACACAGGGATGCGAGTAGCTGCCGCCGCAGATGAACTACACTATAATCGCAAAACCATGTACAAAAAGTTAAGACTCGCTGGTGGAGTGTTCGGGATTGACCCGTTTGACTTCTACGAACTGGCGAGGGTTCTGATAAAGGAGGAAGAATGAGCAAAGAAGCGCAGCTTCGAAAAGAACTGGACAATGCGCTTAAAGCCCTTGGGCTGGCGCGAGACAGGCTGATCGATACTCAGGAGGAGCTTCGGCAACTCAAGTGGCTTCTCGTTCAGATGGAGGAGAGCCGTGGAGCGAATTCCTGACGATCCGATTATCCGCTGCATCGAGGACACTGGCTATCCACCGTGGTTTTACCGAACAAAAGACGAATGGCACGACATCCCCGATTATTTTGAGGATGAGTTTGATGGAGAGGAGGACTCCGATGTGTATTACGGCAGCGAGACAGAAGAGTTTTAAGACCCTGATGGCGAGAGCGCAGATGGAACGCTACCGCCGCTATGCGGAGGCGAAGCGAAAAATCCCAATGGACTTGCCGCCGAAAGAGTATGAAGCGCGAGTGAAGCGGCTGGCTCGGAGGTACAAAATTTGAAGGTAGCAAACGCAAAAGTGTTCGGATTCCATGACTCAGTGCGTGGAGCGAAGTTTCCAATGGCAACTGATACGAACAGCTTAACGACTGAGATCACACCGGGAATTGATGCGCTCGGCAAAGCGGAAGTCGGAATGGGCCATGACAATTTCCTCAATGGCATTATCGTTCAGTTTGACCTGACCTGTTCCAATAAGATGTGGGTCGAGTTGCAGAGATACCACTTCATCGACTTTGTTTCCTCGCAAAGCACCATGCACAGGATCACCAAGATGAATCTTGACGAGTGCTTCAACGAGTATGTCACTGACGAGGTTCGTGAGCGGTGCAAGTGGCTCCAGATGGCTTACAATCACAATCCGTGCGTGGAGAACTATTTGCGGTTGCTCTACAACATCCCGGCTGGCATGGAACTGACCGCACGAATGACCACGAATTACAGGCAACTCAAGACAATCTATCGGCAAAGATGGGATCACAGACTCCCTGAGTGGCGGCAATTTTGCCGATGGCTGGAAGAACTGCCGCACTCTGAGTGGATCACAAGAAAGGAGTAGACATGGCAATCAATATGCTGAATGAGGTTGATATCCTCAAAGCTCAGAACGAGGCCATTGGGAGAATCGTTTGGGGCAATACGTTCGATGACCCCGCCATTGCCCTCGGCGTTATCGAGGGGGTTCTCATGATGACGGAACAGCTTATGGACACCGGGGAGGAAAAGTAATGGGCGTACCTATTTTAATTGAAGGAGAAAGCGGCTCAGGGAAGTCGTTCTCCATCAAGGGTCTGCCGCCGAATGAGACTGGTATCTTCTCCGTTGAGAAGGGGCGGCTCCCGTTCAAGGGGGACTTCAAGGTGAAGAAACGCGCCACCTACAAGGACATCAACACGATCTTCAAAGAGCCGAAGCTGAAACGGTATGTCATCGATGACAGCCAGTACCTTCTTGTCAACGCTCTGTTCGACAGAGCAAAGGAAGTTGGCTATCAAAAATACACCGACATGGCGGTTGACTTTAGGAACTTGATTCACAATGTCAACTATCTTCTGCCTGACGATGTGATTGTGTACTTCCTCCACCACACGGAAACCGATCCCAATACGGGCAAGGTAAAGGCCAAGACAGTAGGAAAGATGATTGACCAGTATCTAACGCTGGAAGGGTGCTTTGACATTGTTCTGCTGGCTGATGTGGACAGCGAAGGGCATCACTTCATCACACAGAGTGACGGATACACCACTGCGAAAAGCCCGGAAGGGATGTTCCCTGACGTGAAGATTCCAAACGATCTTGGGTTGGTCGATAAGGCAGTGCGTGAGTATTGGGGGCTGTGATGGCAGATAAAGGCGGTTGTACTAATTACATCTCTCGCACTGTGACAATCAACTTCACAAATGACGGTGTTTGCTGTGCGAGATGCCCCCTACTTCAAACGTACAGTAGGAACCAGTGCATGAGAACCGGGGAACTGATTGCCGATACTCGCGGTGTTGGCGGTTGGTGTCCCCTTACAGACCCAGAAACGGGCTATGTTGAAGGACAATACTATTAATAATAAGGAGAATGTGAATGAAGCAGTATTCGGATTTCAAGAGTGAGAGAAGCAGCAGCGGTCGTGAAACGCTCCCGGCTGGCGGCTATGTGTGTAAGATCATCTCGGCGAAGGTCGAACAGAACGATTGGGGCGATGTGCTTGTCGTGGCCCACGATGTCTGTGAGGGCGAGTATGACGGGATTTTCAAGCGCGACTTCGACAACAATACGATGGACAACAAGAAGTGGCGCGGCACGTTCCGTCTGAATATCCCCAAGGATGATGGAACGGAACAGGACAACTGGAAGAAGCGCAGCTTTAATAACTTCATCTGGGCTGTGGAGCAGTCGAACCCCGGCTTCACTTGGGGGTGGGACGAAAAGACTCTGCGCGGCAAAAAGGTCGGCCTCATCTATCGCAACGAGGAATGGGCTATGAACGGTCGCACTGGTTGGACTACAAAGGCGGCTGGTTCTGAGAGCGTTGATAACATCCGCGATGGCAAGTTCAAGCCCCTCAAGGATAAGCCCCTTCCTGAGAGCAAGAAGGTTGCTTCCTCTCCTACGTTCACTGAGATGGACGATGAGGATGACGGGGAACTCCCGTTCTGATCCGTGAGCATTACACCTATTGAAGCAGAGGAATGTCTCAAATCAATGGTGTATGTGGTGGATTCCAGAGAGCAGCCTACCAAGAATCTTACAAAGCGTCTGGCGTACTTAACGCCTAACGTGCGTGAGACTGTAAACGCTGGCGATTACACAGCAAAGACAATGCTTCCCGATGGGACATGGTTCTATTTGCCTGTCGCGGTCGAGAGGAAAATGTCACTGACAGAGATCGCCGGGAACTTCACACGCGAGAGGGACAGGTTTAGGGCTGAGTTTAATCGTGCCAGTGAGCGCGGAATTCGGCTCTATATCCTGATCGAGCAATCGTCTTGGGAGGCTGCTTACGCTGGGGCCTATCGATCACAACTCAAGCCGCAAAGCATGGTAGCTTCGCTGTTCACATGGAGCGCAAGGTACGGATGTTCTGTCGTGATGTGTGAGCGCACCGAAACTGGCGGCAAACTGATACGGGACATTCTGAAATACGAAATGAGAGAATCACTTGGAAAGATGGTGAACAATGGCTGAGATTTTAGACAGCGGAGAGCGGACGGTATTCCCCAACGGGTTCCAACGCGATATGCACGAAGGGAAGGGCCGCATGGATTTGCTCCCTTGGAACGCGATCATCGAAGTGTCGAAGCACTGCGAAGCCGGGGCCAAGAAGTACGGAGAACACAACGTAGACCTCGGTTGCCCAGTGCATAGCCTGATGGACAGCGGTATGCGTCATGCGGCGAAGCACATCATCGGTCATGTGGACGAGAAACATTTGGTAGCCGCCTGCTGGAATTTTCTTTGGGCATTACAGATGGAACTCACAATGCCTGAGATGTGCGATATCCCGTGGTTCCCGGACTGTGTGAAAGCCGATGGAGAAGAAGTATGAACCTGTCAGAGATGACGTAATTGGCAAGTCGTTTTCTCCCGGCTGTGTGCGTAGCTGCCCGGAGCCGCACGTTATTAAACGGTTCGGGCTGGGCGGCGTGGCGAATGTTAGCGTGTACACCTGTCGAAAATGCAAATATCACAAAGACTGCAAGTGGATGGGGGGTGTGACTTGCGAGTATCCAGAGGAACAGACGGGCAACGTGGGAGGAAATAGCGGAAGCGATCCATGAGTCCGTCACGATGGAAGATGCGCTTGAGCTATACGCCCCATCAGTTCAACGTAGAAACAGACGGTGCGCGTGCCCGATCCACAACGGGAAAGACCCAAACTTCGCCTATACGGATCGGTACTTTCGGTGCTTCGTCTGCGGAGCCAAGGGCGATGTAATCAGCTTTGTCAAATCAGTGTGCGATCTGCCGTCCATGTCAGACGCAATGAAAAAGATAAATGCCGATTTTGATTTGCATTTGCCCATTAACTGCACTTTAAGTGAAATCCAAAGTGCAACTTTGGCACTTAAGAAGCAGGAGTCCGATGCGCGTAAGGCCAGAGAGGACGCATGGTGGAATGAGTACCACTTGCTGACGGACGAATGGATAAGGCTGGACAAAGCGAGGCGCGAGTCCGACCCAATGTCGGATGAGTACGCAAACGCAGTTCGGGAGATCGACAGAATTGGATTTATGATAGACGATCTTCCGAAAAGCATGGAGCTTGAAGCTACAGAACAGCCGCAAGAAGAACCTGAGATCGCGCTTAAACGGCACGATGACGGGCGAGTTAAGACGCTGATTGAGAACTTCGTGGAGATCATGCGGAACGACAGGCGCTACTCAGGAATCAAATTCAACGAAGTGTCGAACCGCGCAGAAGTCCATACAGTCAAGGATGGAAAGCTTGAGATCACCCCATGGTCAGACGCAGATGAGGCAAGCAGTATGAACTACATCGAATCGAGGTTCGGAGTGTATAGCAAAGACAAACACGCAGCCGCCTTGAGGATTCTGTTTGAGGATCGTAGGTATAACCCCATCAAAGACATTGTGGACGGTATCAAGTGGGACGGTGTGGAACGGTGTCAGCACTTTCTCTCCAAGTGGGGGAAGGTGGAGGACAGCGCCTACACACGCGAGGTGTCACGGCTGATCTTCGCTGGCGGCATCCACAGGCTGTATGAGCCGGGGTGCAAGTTTGAGGACATCCCAATCCTGATAGGCGATCAGGGCTGTGGAAAGTCCACGCTGGTTCGCTATCTCTCCATCCATGACGATTATTTCGGGGAACTGAAAATCATGGAAGGTCAGGCAGCAATTGAAAACCTCTCAGGCAAATGGATTATGGAGATTCCTGAGATGTCAGCATTTACCAAAGCCAAGGATCAGGAAGCTATCAAAGCGTTTGTCAGCCGCCAGAGAGACAGTTACAGAAAGCCGTATGACCGTAACACAACAGAGTTTTACAGACGGTGTATCTTTATCGCCACATCGAATGACCGCAACCCGCTTGTGGATAAAACTGGAAATCGCAGGTGGTATCCAGTCGAATGTCACTGTGTCGGGTATGATGTATTCGACAACGAGAAAGAGATACGCGAGTATATCTTACAATGCTGGGCAGAAGCGAGGGAACATCTTCACGACAGGTCGATGCAGCCCTTCGCAGATCGCAAACTGCTGAACGTGTATCAGGAGGTACAGGATAACGCTATGCAAGACGATTGGCGAGTCGGGGCAATCCAAGCGTTCCTCGACAGGAAAAACCCCGGTGAGTTGACTTGTGTGCGCGAGGTGTGTCATAGGGCGCTATCGCCTAATCCTGACTTTCCGAAAGAGCCAAGCCTTGTTGAGTCGAAAGATATTGGTAAGATACTTAACAGGTTTAAGGATTGGGAGCGAGTGTCGAGTCCGCGCATTGTAGGAATGTATGGTAGGCAAAGATGCTGGATTAAGAAGGAGCAGAATGAGCAATAAACTTTTCGCACTGAACGTCATTTATACCATTGCTGATTTGATCGTGGCTGTGCTGTGCGTATGCGGATTCTGCTGGGGCGCGTGGAATTTTGAGAAGTGGTGGATGCTCTGCTTTTGCATCATCCCCCTTCTCACGTTCAGTACGCACTCAGCGATTGTAGACGCAGACATTGAGGCCGCGCAGAAGGGAGATGAGAACGATAGCTGAGTTTATCGACAAAGAGAGCGGCGAAGTAAAGGAACTACCAAAGGAACCGCTCGACTTGCGGAAGATCAAGCAGCTTGCCGGGATGGGCTGGACTCATAAGCGAATCGCTGAGAAGTTTGGCACTACGCCTCAGGTCATCAGCAACATGATTTCCCGCGACAACAAAAAGAAGCGTGAGGCCGCAGAAGCTCCCAAGCGTCCGCGAGGTAGACCACCCGGAAGCAAGAATAAGCGGACAATCGCAGAAGAAAAAGCACTGACTAACTGGCAAGTGTCCCCCATGTCCCCGGCAATGCGTGAGGACAAAGCAGAGCTTAACCGCATGGCTGGCTGGTTCGTTACTCAATGCCTTGCGTTGGGCCAGACAACAGATGCAAACAGCATCGAGAGTCTGTATAGCTCTTTGCAGAAATATGTTGAACTGTGTACGCAGACTGGTATGCCTATGCTCGTTAAGACTTGCAACCTTGCGCTCGGCGTGAACGGACAGACCATGACCAAATGGAAGAACGGAACGCAGCGAAGCAATGATCCAAGATATAAGCAGTTTGCAGAACTGTGCGAGTCTGTGATAGCTGCTGGGATTGAAGCTGCCGGGGCCGCTGGTTCGCTTGATAAGATTCTCACAATCTATTTCACTAAAGCGCACTTCGGATATAGCGACCAGCCGAAACCGCAAGTCGAAGTTGACGATCCTCTTGGGTCTAAACGCTCTGCGAAAGAGATCACGGAAATCTATTCGGATTTGCTCCCCCAAGACAATTGAGGTGAACGACATGACACCATATATGACACCACTTAAAGCCATCCGCGCTAAGTGTCTTGACTGTGTAGCACAACAGCCCATAGAAGTTCGCTTATGTCCCTCTGAGGATTGCCCCCTGTGGCCTTATCGCATGGGACACAATCCGAATCGTAAAGGTATCGGTGGAATGAAGCAGAACGAACAGGAAACAGAAGAAATCTAAAGCTGAGTTGCACATTATCAGCAGAGAACATCTTGCCCAACAACTTACATGGTGATTTTGCTCTGCTGATTTTGTGCGGCTGAATGAAAGAAAAGGAAGTGATAAGCAATTAATGTTTTGATAGCTTGTGAAGAGAGCCAGGAAGTGTGCAAGGCGTTTCGTGCGCGTGGGCATAATGCTTTCTCTTGCGACATTCAGGAGTGCAGCGGTGGGCATCCAGAGTGGCATATCAAGGATGATGTGCTTGCGGTTCTGTACCCTGACGAATGGCGAGGAACGAATTTGCATTTGCAGAGTGGTCACATTTGCCAGATTTTCAAATGGGATTTGATTATAGCGCATCCCCCATGCACTTACATGAGCGCAGCTGGCGCTTGCAGAATGTACCCGAAAGCTGGACACATTGACGAGGAACGGTTTGCAAAAGCTATGGATGCAAAAAGGTTTTTTATGGACATCCGAAACGCTCCTTGCCAGCGAATTTGCATCGAGAACCCGCGCCCTCTAATGTGCGTTGAGTTGCCTAAAGAAACGCAGAGAATTCAGCCTTATGAGTTTGGAGAGCCGTGGTCGAAGCTTACTTATTTGCGGCTCAAAGGTTTGCCGCCTCTTGTTCCTACACAAATTGTTTCGGATTACAAGCCTTATGTATCATGTGGAACAAGCCGCAACAAAGGGAACCCAGAAAAGTCAGGCATGAGCAGACGCGGAGGGGCACAGAAAGTGAGAAGCAAAACCTTCCCCGGCATCGCCGCAGCAATGGCAGAACAATGGGGATGATTTATTCGTCAAATTGCACAAAATGATGTAGATAACAGAAAGGATGATGAAATTGATTATCGAGAAAACTTACGCAGACAATGGTGATAGAGAACTGCTGAACGACCATGTAAACCATGAGCAAGGCGAACTGACGGTAACGATCACTCTGCATGAGTATCGTGAACTTCTCCGCGCAAAATTTGAAAGTGAGCGGCAGAAGGAAAAGCTTTCGTGGCTTGAGCAGTATCAGAGAGCAAATAATGCAGAAGCAAAAGTGAAAGAGCTTGAGCAGAAGGTTTCTGTGCTTATGAGCCTTTGCCCCGCCAAGAGCGCTGACGAAGAGTGAGCCTCGACAAATCCATAGCCCACGGCAAGGAGCATCGCAAGCCATACCGTGGTAGCAAGGCGATTGACCCATCGTGCAGAAACCACGGTGGATGTCCGTGGTGTGAGGAGAACAGGAAACACAAATTCAGAGATAAGGAGAAAGACTATCATGGAAGACTACAAACAGAGGATGATTGAAGAGTACCAGCAGACGAAAGCGCGGTATCAAAAGCTCCACAAGATGCTGGTCAAGAAGGATGCCGGGACGCTGGACTTCACGCCTACTTGCCCCATCGGTCTGCTGAGAGAACAGGCAGAAATCATGGGACGGTATCTCTACACGCTGGAAGTCAGGGCGGAGATTGAGGGCGTGGATCTCGATGCGAAGCCGGAGTGGTTGTGATGATTGACGGATTCCCAGAACAGCCAGAACTTGTGCCGCTGATCCATGCGGCGTGGGTAGATACAGAACCGGGCAAGGCAGAATGGAAGAAAGGCAACATGAACATGGCCTGTTCCAACTGCAAGCATCGTGCCGGGAAGTATAAGCACAAGACCTATCGCTACTGCCCGTGGTGCGGTGCGAAGATGGATATGCCAGTAGCAAAACCAGAACGGATCGCGGATGAACTTGTGCGCGAGATAACCTTTGTTGGCAAACTCAGCACGAAGGAAATGCCAAGTCCGTAGTCAACAAAAAAGCCCCCAGAAGAGCGGTTAAGCTCCTCTGAGGGCTAATTTGTTGTGTGATTTCTCATGCACTAATGATGTTCACATGACGGGCAATTGCTGTCTCCATCTGCTCATCAGAAACTCCGATGTACCGCCTTGTGACCATCGGAGAGGAATGTTGCAGAAGCCGCTGAACCAGTACGATGTCATGCCCGTTGGCGTTGTAGATGCTTGTTGCATACCACTTGCGGAAGCTGTGTGTGCTGATGTTTGTATAGCCAAGATAGTCACACACTTTCTTCAACTGCTTCTGAACTGCATAAGCGCAGATCGGGAAGAGCAGATCGTTGTTATCAATCCTGTGCGCGTGAGCATAGGAGCGGAGAAAGTTGTACACTTCATCGGGTACTGTAAATTTCCTCTGCTTCCCGGTCTTTTCCTCCGTGATGTTCAGCCGCCATCTGTTTCCATCTCGGATGAAATCAGCCATACGGAGCTTGAGTATGTCTCCAACGCGCATACCAAGATTAGCTTCGGCGGTAAGGATAGCCGCCACTCTCGGATTAGGGCGGCTACCCTCAAAGCCATGCAGAAGGGTCTGGATGATCGTGGCGTACTGCTGATCGGTTAGGGCTACCATGTTATTCCTCCTCGCACCATTCGGCATCCCACACGCCAGCGCCATCGTTGAAGTAGAACGAATAGCACATATCAACCGCCATGTCATAGCTGGTAATTTCCGGGGTTTCCAGAACCTCGCCGTTAGAAGCTACAAGCTGCTTCTCTTCCTGATCGTACATAATTGTGAGTCTTTCGCCCTCGGCTCCGTTGATGGTGCAAATGTTTTTCATTGTTATTCTCCTTTCATCATGCCGCAGAAAGCTTCCGCTCTGCCTGTTCAAGATTGTATTCTGCTTTCTTGACCTTGCTCTCCATGCTATAGATTTTGTTGTTCAGCTTGTCCAGCTTGTCTTTCATTCCAGCACACGGGAGGAACTGCTTCTCATAGTACCAGATTTTGTTATCAAGTTCACGCGCTTCTTTCTTCATCTGTTCCAGCCTGTCGGAGTAGAAGCTGATCGTGCGCTGGGCTTCTGACCTCTGGAATGTAAGCTTGGCAATCTGTTCCGCTTGCCGTTCCTGTTCCTTTTTGATCTTCTCTTGCTCTGCTTTTTGTCTGGCCTGTTCCTTGGCAATCCTCGCCTGTTCCCGCTCGATAGCTTCACGGGCTTTGTGCTCTGCTTCTTGCTTTGCGGCGATCTCGCGCAGTTCCTGACGCATACGCTTTTCACGTTCGCGCTGTTCTGCTTCTTTCCGTCGCTGTGCTTTCTCCATTTGCTTTTGTCTGATCGCGTAGAAAGCTACGATGAACAGTATAATAACTGCAATCATATCTCCACTATTCCTCCTCTTTGTGATTGGTCATGTACTCCCAAACGGCGTTAAGAATATATCCAGAAACGCTTTTCCCCGCAGCGGCGGCAGCATCTCGGATAATCTTTCCATCTTCCTTTTTGGGACGTAGCATAATAGCATCTGTCTTTTCCTGACTTCTTTTTACTCTCTCGCTGTTAATACTCATGGTAGCTGCCTCCTGTTTCGATTTAGCTACCATTTTATCATTCGCTTTGTTCGTTTTCAAGTTCCCCCTTTTCCTAATTTGCGGCAGAAGCCGCTGGGCATGGGCTTTAAGGATAAACCCATGAGAACCGCAGAAGGGATTACCACGCCTTTTTTAGCGTGGCAGTTTCGATCATCAAATCCTCGTAGAAGTCTTCTTCCTCGCTCCCGTCATCGGATGCGCGATAATTGTCATAGTCCAGAACATCGACATCAACCTTGCGGTCGGCGTAAACCGTCTGAACCATGCCGCCGTCAACCTCAACGATAACTCTCGGCGTTCCCTCGTTGACGGAAACAGAAAGAGTCCAATCGTTATCAGCAGAACACAGTTTGTTCATATCGCTGAACATATCAATCAGGCGGTCATAGTCCTCAGCGGTCAGAATGCTGTTTTTCACACAGCACTTGCTGTTGATAAGCGCGATAACAGTCTTTTGCAGATCGTGAGTATTAATAGTAAATTCCATGATTCAATCTCCCTTTTCAAATTATTTGCCGTTTCCGGCTGGGCTGGGACTTGATAAGCTCAAATCCCGCAGAAAGCTATTAGCAGATACAGTTTTCCCGAAACTCGCGCAGAAGGCCATAACGCTTGCCCATGCGCTCGAAATAGTCACAAGCTGCACCAATTTCTCCCAAGCTCAACTGAACATCTGTATCGCCATCGTTGGCAATCTGAAAATCAATAGCCAGATCGCGCAGACTGTTCTTGCGTTCTTTATAGTTTCTTCCGTTGATTTCAAAGTACAGAACGCGCAGAACGGTGATATCAAGAATCTGCTTCAATTCTTCAAGATCGCTATTAGCGCAGAACAGACTTTCAGTATAGTTTCCTTTGTTCTGTCTGATTTTTGCGAATACCATAATATTTTCCCCTTTCAAATTTTGTGCCTTGCGGCATGGAATAGGGCTTTATCGGTAAAACCCTTTAGAAAACCTTTGCTTTAATAATATTTGCGCTTGCCCCAGCTTGCGTAACGATCCTCAATTTTGAAGAAGTGCAGAATATCTCTATCTCTATCTTCTTCGGAAAAACGCGAGGCATCAGTGTGAAACATATGGGGCTTGTCTACATTCCGATAATTCGGATTTTCAGTGCTATTCCAGCGCAGAAACGCAATTTCTTTTGCTTCCCGCTGATTTTTTGCGTAGACCCAAAATCCCCATGTAATGTAACGGCGATCCCGCTGAGTATCAAAACAAACTCTGTACAATCTGTTCATTGTTCAATTCCCCTTTTCAAATTTTTTCGGTTTAATAACCGTGAATACACACAAAACAGAAAGTCTTGTGTGCATTGGCTGTTATTAAATCTCATATTTGCGCGGATTGTTTTTGTCTGTTACATCCCAAACGTGCATTGTCCAGCCGTCCGGCAGAAACAGCTTTTCTTTTTCCACGCGCTTTTTGTCGCCGTAGAACGTGAAAACGCCGCCCATGCCCCGTATATTGATCTGAAAGCGCTGCTCTATAAAATCCGCGCCGTATCTGTAACAGGCCGTGCCGTCGTCAAGCTTTACGGAATAATAGTCCGCGCTTCCGTGTTTGCCGACGATAACGCCGTCATGCAGAACGCCGCCAAACATAGTCTTGATTTTGTCGTTGATGTTATACATTGTTTTATCTTCCTTTTCCTTTTCAAATTTGCGTACTATGTACACAAGTGGAAACACAAGCTAACAGAAAGCTAACTTGTGTTCCCCGTTTCTA